GTGATCGTAGAGTCCGTTAAGTTCACCGTTTGATGCGCGCAATAGAAAATGCGGCTTAACACCTTGTGTTTATTGAAGATATTGAAGGTTGTCCACATTGGCCCTGTAGCCACGCCCTCTATGTGCTTGCAATACTTTGAAAGTGCGCCAATGCCTGAGACATCTAATTTCATCTCTAGGGTGCTCATTCCCATGCCTGTAGGGTGGGTGGTAATGACGCTTTTGCCTTCATTTAATAACTTTTTAACCCGTTTATTAAAGAATTCGGGGTCATAGCTAGGCAGCTGGTTAGACAGGGGAGGGGAATTGATGATCAGGTAATCGAATGTGATTGGGATTGGCACATTGAGCGCGGGGTAATCGAATAGCAAATCATCTCGGCTTGCTATGGGACTGGCAATCTCTAGCAGATCGGAAAGGTGATCAAACCAATCCAGATGGAAGGCCACCCAGTTTTCCCGCAACGGATGGTTGTAGAAGTAGTTATCGCGCCCTATCCACGCGTTAATTGCGCCAGGCGGGATACTCAACCCTTGCAAGCTAATAGGCACACCCTCGCATAGTGGTAGCAGCTGCGCATGATGTTGCTCATTACAATGATGCGTAAACTCCAAATGGGGGTTTTCTTTGCAGACCTGGCGTAAGTAGTTCAAATGAACCAACTGATCGCCTAAGTGATATTCGTTGTATGTGTGTATCATGTTGTGTATTATTAGGTTAAACAAAGGAGTGACGATATGAGTATAGCAATAGAAAGAAATATTCCCCCACCCGACATCAAGAAGCGTAATAGTTATCCCTACAAATCCATGGATATAGGTGACAGCTTCTTTATTCCCGAAGTGAGCATTAGGACTGTGTGCAACAACAATTACCGCGCTGGTAAAACCCATGAACGCAAGTTCGTGGCCAGACGAGAAGGAAACGGTGTACGCGTATGGAGAACGGAATAATCAAATTTCATGAAGAGGACTTGTTTCTTGATGTAATGGATCAATATGTTATTTGGCGTATGAAAGACATTATTGCCTTGACAGTTGAATCAAAACAAGACGAGCAAGTCAACGCAGCTGCTAAACAAATATTGGCGTATATGACCGCCCCAGGAGATTTATGATGGAAAACGGAACTACACAGATTAGCGTATTAGATTTAATCGAGAAAGCTGGCGATGACGCCAAGAAGTCGTACATGACCCGTATCTGGGCGATGACTAAGGATCAGTTATTCCATGAAGTCATGCGCGTACAAGGCGAGAGCGCAAAACTTCTCTTGCAAGCCCAGTCAGAGATTGATCGTCTTAACCATCTTGTGAATCAAGATGACGGCGACATCAGACATTGAAAAACTCTCGAAAGAGAGGCTTTTGTACAAAGCGGAGATGCTAAAGGCGATAGTTTGCCGCACCAAGAGGCAAAAGATTGCCTTGGCGGGCGAATGGCGCGAAAAGTATAGTCCAATGACTTATGACAGCTTGATTGCTTTAGCCAAGAACCATACGGCTCGGCTCAAGGTGGCGTATTGGGATTTACCTGATTTTGAAACAAAACGATTAGGGAAACATAATTGAAAACCGCAGCCGTAGTGACAGTTACCAATGGCAAGCGCCTTTTGGAGTTGGCTAAGTGTATTGCTTCTGTAAAAGCCCAAACCTATCCTTGCCAGCACTATGTTTTGGTAGACGGAATGAACCCAGATCGTTTTCACAATGATTACGATTACTACGATAAAGATTTGCACTTTTGCTATTGGCCTAAACCGATTGGCGGCAAAGATTTAGAAGGTAGAAGGTGGCTGGCCGCCGCGCCTCACCTTATCAATGAGGATGTGACATTCTTTTGCAACGATGACGATTGGTACGAGGAAAACCATGTACAAACCATTATGGAGAAGATCGAAGAAGGGAATGACTGGGCGTACTCTTTTCGCAAGGTATTTGATAAGGAAGGCAATTTTCTTTTTCCTGATAATTGCGAAGCCCTTGGCGAAGCATCCCCCGTTTGGGTAGCCGATGGCCATCATTTTGTAGATTGGTGTATGTGGGGTATGAAAACCGATTGCTTAAAGCAAATCTCTAGCATATTCTCAAACAAGGGGTGGGGTATAGATCGTACTTTCTATAACAACGCCAAGCACATATTCCCTAAGTTCACAGGAACAGGTAGGCATACTTTTTGCTTTAGATTGGGTGGCAATGAGTATTCCGTACAAAAAGAGTTCTTTGAACAAGGTAATTTGGAAATGCTCAAACGCTTTAACGGCAAACTTCCATGGATCATCACATGAGTGACTTTAATCTAAATCACTTTTATCATTTTTGTAAGCAGTTAAAGATTGAAACCAAGGAGCAAGGTTTACGCAAATTGGACAGTCTGATGGGTAGTCAAACTTATGTCATGAATGAAATGGCAAAAGGGCTATCTGAGGGAGTTCATTTTTTTGTAATCTTAAAAGGACGGCAACTTGGAATCACTACTATTTCACTCGCACTNGATCTCTACTGGCACTTTACACACCCAGGACTACAGGGAACGCTTACAACGGACACAGAAGAAAACCGAGATATGTTCCGAAGCACCCTCGCAATGTATATGGATGGTTTACCCAAAGAGTACAAAATCCCGATCCTTACTCACAACCGAAACGCGCTGGCCCTCAAGAACCGAAGCCGTCTCTTTTATCAGGTCGCTGGGCTTAGAGCCAAAGGAAGTCTCGGTCGGGGTAAAGGTATCACCTTCCTTCATGGAACGGAGACGAGTTCTTGGGGAGACGAAGAAGGACTAGCTTCCTTGTTAGCTTCCCTTGCGGAAACCAACCCAGACCGCTTGTATACCTTTGAATCGACAGCTCGCGGTTTTAATATGTTTCACGATATGTACACCACCGCTAAACGCGCCCGCACNCAGAAAGCTATTTTCTGCGGTTGGTGGCGAAATGAGATGTATAGCCTAGACCCAGAAGGTCAGACCTATAAGGTGTATTGGGATGGCAAGCTCACTGGTGAGGAAAAAGAGTGGGTCAAAGACATTAAGAAACTCTATGGAGTAGAGATCAATTCTCGCCAAATAGCGTGGTGGCGGTGGAAGTTGTACGAAGGGATCAAAGATGATAGCCTGATGTATCAGGAGTTTCCGCCTACCGAGGACTACGCCTTTGTGATGACGGGAACATCGTTCTTCTCCAATGCGAGGTGTACCGATGCTGTCAAGAAGCTCAAGAAAGTTAGTTGCGATTATTACCGCTACAGCTTTGGCGTTAACTTCCAAGATACCGAAGTGCTTAAATCTACAGAACGCCTTGCCACACTCAAGATTTGGGAAGAACCTGTGGACACTGCTTATTATGTTATCGGTGCTGATCCCGCTTATGGATCTAGTGATTGGGCTGATCGCTTTTGTATTCAGGTGTTGCGGGTATATGCAGATGGGCTTGAGCAGGTGGCTTCATTTGCCACTTCTGAATTAAACACCTACCAGTTTGCTTGGGTGATCTCTCACCTAGCGGGTGCGTACAAGAACTCCACATTAAACTTGGAAATCAATGGTCCAGGGCAAGCCGTCATCAATGAGCTACGAAACCTCAAGCGCCAAGCCTCTGCAATGGGGACAGCATTAGGAAAAGACCTCATGGATGTGTACGGCAATATGCAAAACTACATCTGGCGCAGAAACGATACCCTTGGCGGAATCAGTAATTCTATTGGGTGGATGACTACGGCAGCGACCAAGGAGCGTATGTTGACCTACATGAAAGACTACTTTGAAAGAGGTATGTTGGACTTGTGGGATATGGACACCCTTGAAGAAATGAAAACCACCATTCGGGATGGCGGATCAATTGAAGCATCAGGTAGGAACAAAGACGATAGGGTCATTGCTTGCGCCCTAGCTTGCGCAGCCTTTGCCGAACAGGTGCAGCCCAGGCTTATTGCGCAGAAGATTACCAGACAAGTTTCTAGGGTACAGGATGACTTTTCCCGCAGAGCAACTCACAGTCGGAAGAAATGTCAGTGATTATCTGAAAAAGATTGGGGTGTACGGTACATGAGAGCCACACTACCTAGAGCCGAACTCAGACGGGTGATGAAGCGCTTTTTGCAAGACAAGGATCGGGGAATCTCCATGCCTTTGTTTGCAGACCTTGCTGGCATCTCTTTGTCACATTTGAAGGATGTTTTTTTGAATGAAACCGAACCTTTAACCGAATATGTCCAGCGTAGGGTGTCAAAAGCCTATAACGAGTGGCTAAACGGTGAAGTAGCAATCATGCAAAACCGAGATACCTCTAAATTTGTCCAATACCGTAAAGAAGCACGCCCAACACTACATCGTAGTACGGGCTTGCAAGTGGTAAATGGAGAGATTAAGATTAAGGTAGGGATTAGCAATAGATATGATTATTCAGAATTAACGCTTGACGAACAATTGAAGGGGAGATAACAATGGCGGTAGTTAATGATTTTCACTGTGCAACGCATGGTTACTTTGAATCTAGGACACCTAAATGTCCAATGAAAGGATGCAATGAAGAAGTTATGGTCGTATTTTTGCAAGCGCCTAACCTCGTTAGTGCGAAAACCAAGATTCACCGATAAGTCCACCAAGCAACTCGCCATCGAGTTCGGTATGTCGGACATCAAAACCACGAGAGAAGGCGAGCATCAAGAAAACTTCCTCACCAAGAAAAACAAGTTCACCGAAAAAGAATACGAGCAAGCCGAAAAGTACGCAACCCGTAAAAAAGGTGTTAACAAAGATCGAATTAAACAAACAGCGCCACAGCCGACACAAGAAGGTCCAAGAGAAGCAAGACCAGGCGATGCTGCGGTCTGGGGTGGCGGTATGCAAGGAATGAATATGCAATCCATCCTAGCGGGAAGATTCTCTCAGCCAGTAGGACCATCACTTGGCAAAGAAGCAGAAGCAACTAATTTTGCTCCAAGCCAAGCGGGTATTAAAACTGGACCAGTTACACTGCCTGGGGGTACACTAAGAGATCCACAAAACTTACAGATTAAAAAATGAAAATACCTAGCGGAGAAAGTCGTGAGGATTTTTACTTAGACATCATCAACAAGTGCATGGTGTCCAAGGAAGAAAGAAGGGGTGACTACACGACACTCCGAGCTTATTATT